AGTAGTTTTCCAAACAAGTTATCTTAAAGCCATGTTAGGTGGCATTAATGCAAGGACTTTGACAAAACTATTGGCAAACTTTGAGGATAGTGGACTGATACTGAGTAAGAACTTTGAGAAAAGTATTCAAATCACAGTGCCTAAACTCAAGGAAATACAGGACAATTACACAAGAGCAGTACGAAGCAACTACGGAGAGACTGATAAGAATGTACGTCCTAGAATAGATAAGAATAGAATAGATAATAATATAAAAGAAAAGATAAGTGTTGCTGATAATGAAGCAGAAAGAATTAAAATATTAGGAGGTAGTGATGAAGTATAACCCAATGACAGACTTTGTATGTTATGCAAGGGCTAAGTACGGAGATGAACTAACAGCTTGTTATAAGCATAATGAGTTTGTATGTGAATGGAATAAAGAAGGTATAGATAAACACCCTGTTGATTGCCATGAGGACAGGGCATTAACAGGTAAGTCTGAGACAGGATGTACACCTTCAGCTCAAACTATAATTGATAGGAGGAAGTAGTGTTATCTGATAAAGATATAGGCAACTTCTTTGTAATGATGCACTCAATGTTTGGTCATAAGTTTAAGTCGTCATACGGTAGTGCTGTTGATAGCAAGGGCAGTATCACAATGACGGCTAAGATATGGAAGAAGACATTGAACGGCATACCACATATCAAAGATGTTATGGGAGATTTGTTTCACCCTGACTCACCACTTATGGAGGGGAAGGACTGGTGTCCTGACTTGAGGGAGGTGGTGCAGGTATGCAAGAAGTTATCTGATAGGAGGATTAAAAGACTGGCTCATCTGAAAGAGATTGATGAGTATAAAAAGTTAGGCAACAAACCAAGAGACCCACTGGAACACAGACCCAATAAGATATTGCAGGAGTTTATGGACAACGTGGAAAAAAAGAAACTTAATAGTAGAGGTAAACATGAAAAAGAAAGTAAATAAAACTGAAGAGGTATTGAAGCACCTTAAAAAGAAAGGCGAGATAGATAGCTGGACAGCAATCACAAAGTTTAAAGCAACAAGATTGTCGGCTATCATTTTTAACCTTAAAGCTAGGGGTTATAAGATAACTACTAGAGACGAGATTAATAAAGAGACTCAATGCAGGTATGTGGTATACATGCTTGAGTATAATATAGGTGGGAGAAAATGAAGGTAACTTATGAAGAATACGGTGATATTAAAACAGAAGAGATTGATGAATACGGAGACAAAATTATGAGTAGATATGCTAATGGAAAATACTTTGAGGTAATTGAAATGATACAAAGTTCAGGTGAAGATTACAACAGGGCTAATGCTATCAAATTATTAATAGATGTAGGTATGAGTATGAGTGAGGTAACTGATTTTCTTAATGAATTGGAGCAAAGGTGGGACATGGAAGCTGAAGGTATTGCAGAACAACAAAGGGAGCAGGAAGATAGCTAAGAAACCTAATCTTGCTAAACGGAAACACTATCAAGCAGTGGTGTCGGTAGGCTGTATTGTCTGCCGACTTCACTATGGCGTTCATTCTGACCCATGTGTGCATCATCTGACTGGAGCTGGTATGGGGAAGCGTGATGAAGATAGAGTGATAGGGTTGTGCCATGAACATCACCAAGGAAACACTGGGGTACATCATAACACCAAGGTTTTTGAAGAGAAGTTTGGGACGCAAGAATATCTACTAGAGGAAATGAATAAATTAATAATCAAATGATGTTTGATTATTTGTTTGTTTTACTATACTATAGTAGGAAATAAACACCTTCCGTGGTGGGAGGATTTAAGGGTAGGCAGACCATAAGCTGTCTACCCACAATCAAAGTAACGGAGGTTACATATGAGTAAACTATTAAGAGCATTGAACGAGTTTCAAAAACTTAGTGTCAGTGCATCTAAAGGTGGTACTAACCCACACTTTAAATCGGAGTACAGCACATTGGAAAATGTGATTAGTGCAGTCAATCAAGGCAGTCAGTTTGGTCTTGTGTTTACACAAGAGGTAAACTTTACAGATGACATGCAAGTCTTTGTAGAAACCAGCATAAGACATATTGATACTGCTGAATCTATTAAATGTAAAGTGCCAGTCTTTTGCAAAGACATGACTAACCCACATCAACTAGGGTCAGGCATAACCTATGCAAAAAGATACGGACTACAATCTTTGTACGGTCTTCCTTCAGAGGATGATGACGGCAACAAAGCTGTGGGCAACAGTCCCAGTGGCAAGGCTGTCAATGATAAGCCAAAGAAAGTTGTAGATAATAAAACTAAAAAAGATATAGGGGGAGACCTTGAAGAGTTAGAAAAGAATCTAAAGCAAGGTAAACCTATGGGAGTAGAGGAACTTGGGCAAAGCATATAACCTAAGAGCCAGTATGATTTCTAGGGTGATAGGCATGGATGCTTATTGCTCTAGGCAAAATCACTTCGAGATACTGGTCGGTAATAAAGAAGACAAGCCTGTCAATGAAGAGTATGTAGCACACGGCAATGAGTGTGAGAAGTACGGCATAGCACAGGTAATGATAACAACAGGTGAGCTGGTTCGTAACTGTGGTAGCGAACTGTTAGGGGAGCAGAAGAATACAAGCTATGTTTATATAGGCAATAAAGAAGCACAAGTTTCTTTTTCATGCACACCTGACGGCTACATAGGAGAAGAAAGTTTGGTGGAAGTTAAAGCACCTTACTTTGTTCAGGATGATTTTGATAAGTATATCCAAAGGTATTTACCTCAAGTATATTTTCAACAGCATTTAACATTAAGAAAGCATACTTACTTCTGTATATATCAAATGGGAAATTCTAAAGTCTTTAGTATTCCTTACAACAAAGATTATGTAGATAACTTTATGCTTCCAAAAGTAAAAGAGTTTGCTAACTATCTTCTTGTAGGGGAGTTAGATAAAAACTTCAAGACTAAAAGGAACAGTAAAGAAGACTTTATATATAAAGGCAAGTGTCCTTACACAGAGATTACTAATGTAAAGAAGGTGGCTAATGTTTAAACTACCTCAGTTAGAATTGGAACAAGCCCTAGACTACCACGCTAAACTGGTAGAACTTAGGGCTAAAGCTACTGCTGATGTATATAAATACACAAAGAAAAGGGAGGTTGCTTTCTCTTTGGCTCTAATTAATACGGCTGAATTAAAAGCAACACAACCTATGAGAGAAGCAATAGCAAACACAGATGAAGACGTTATTAAATATAACGACTTGATTGCTGATGCAAAAGAATCCGAGTCATTAACGACTGGAAAAATAAATAACCTGGAACACAAGCTCAGACTCTTTCAAACTGTAAGTGCAAATGAAAGAAGAGAAAAAGGGTTCTATCAACAGAACGGAGACTAAGTAATGGATAAGATAACAATTAAATTATTTTTTAATGAAGTATACAACGATGTTATATCGGTGTTATTTAAACAGATGAACATACACAAGGAGACTGAAGGTACTAACCCTAAGCCTATAGGAAGCAATGCAAAGTTTACAGCATATGAAGACTTTGTTATAAAGAAAGGAGAGACTTATGACATCTCTTTATGGGGGCAGTTTGATGAGGACAAAGGATATCAGTCAGCAAACATACAAATAAAAAATGCAAAGGAGTAATCAATGGCAAAGGATTGGAAAGCAAACTGGGACAGGTGGTACGGAAACCCTGAAAACCGTGCCAAGAAACTTGCATACTCTTTGAAGAGGTATAATGAAAAGAAAGAGTTTCTTTTAGAACAAAAGAAAAAAAGAATTGCTAGTGAAACACCTGAACAAAGAGAAGACAGGCTTAAAAAAATGCGTGAGTATTCTAATCAAAGATACAAAGCAAAGACTGTAAAGGAGTTAGAAGACAACGAATGAACTGTTGGCACTGCAACACGGAACTAATATGGGGAGGAGACCATGATGTTGAAGATAGTGAGGAACATTCTATCGTAACAAACCTATCATGCCCCAACTGTGGTTCTTATGTAGAAGTTTATTATCCAAAGGAGGACTTAAATGAATGAAGTAAAATCAAAGAATTCTTTAGAATTTTTTTACACACACTATTCTGCAAAAGAAAGGCAACAAATGGTACAAGCAACTTACCTTAATGTTTTAGAAGATTATGAGTTGGACACATGGATTCCTTATAATTATAAATGGAAGGGCATTTTAAATTCTTATATAAGACAATATCCTGCACATTATGTAATTAACGCTATACATACAGCAGAATATTATCTGCAAGAAAGCGAGTATCATGACAACAAAAAAACAATTAAAAACTTTACAAAAAAAATTGGAGGTATACTTTACAATAGAAGTCTTGAGAAATGAAACTAGAGATGCTAACACTACTACTACCTAAGACGGTAGACATGACAGCGATAGGCATGGGCAAGTCTCACGACAGTGTCACTGCTGAGGATATTAATACTGCCTTGGCTTATTCAAACCTGAGTAAAGATGAGGTAGCTATTATCATGGCTAAGTTTTTAAATGACAATCAATCCAGGTCAGATTTGTTTTATTCTTTTTATACAAATGCGTTGGATATTTTTAAAGGCGTAGAGTTAAAGAAGGGAGACAATATAATCAGAACTATTATTGATTGCTGTCTTGTTGAATCTTTATTACAGGCGTGTCCGTTTTGTAATGGGGTGGGACACAATGTATTTAATAATACGATAGAAAAATGTAACCATTGCAAAGACGGTATGTTTATCTTTGATGATAATTCAAGAATGATAATGATGGATTTGGATATGCCTACATTTAAAACCATTAAGAGTGGTTATGATAAAATTATGTTGAGACTTAGAGACCTTGAAGATTCAGCGTTAGAAAAACTTAATGCTTAACTTTAACTTCTTCGTCTTCCTCTTCTACAGGTATAGCAGGTATACCTTCGGCTAAGTCAGGTGCAATGCTTGGCATCTTAGTCATTAGAGTTCTTAACTCTTTAACTAGTTCTTCATCTGTCTTAGAACTTACATCATCAACGCTTAGGTTAATGTTTTGTTGTGAGTAATTTCCTAGCTCAAGCAATAGTTTTGCCGTGTTAAGTTTGACCGAGTCTTGTTCTGAGTTGACCAACAAATCTTTTAACACATTGATTGCTAAACTAGAGGTAGAAGTAATCTTTAATTCATTGATACTTCTTATTTCTTTATCATACTTTTTCTTTAGCCAATAGCCATGCTGACTTGGGTTCTTTGTATACCCTGCTTTCTTTGCTGATGCTGTTGCGTTAGACACTGTGTCTCCACTGGTCATGTATTCAACAAACATCTTTTCTTTTTTTTCGTCTGCTACTCTCATCTTATTGTCCTAATGGGTTGTCTGACCTTGCTTTCATCTCATTAACTTTAGCATTTAATACTGCTATTTCAGCTTTGTTAATCGCAATGTCTGCTGTTAAGGGTTTAATATCTACTGATTGTTTAGCTTCTAATACTTCTACTCTTTGAATTAACTGTCCTTGATAAACAAATAATCCACCTAGAGTTATGACTAAACCTACAGCTCCTGTTATTACTTTAATATCCACGAATCCTCCTTAGATGTTCTTCTGCTCTTATAACTTCATCAATACTTTTCTGAATGTTTGTTTGACGTTGTGCCATAGAGTCGTTGTAAATACTTTGATTCTCAACATATATATCTCGCAAATCAACATATTCTCTTTGGTCATCATAACTACCTCCATCAATATTTAATTGATTATTAAATATATTATTGTTGGTTTTACTATAACTGTCAAGAGACACTGGGCTTTGCATTGCTCTAGCTACTATCAATGAAGTAGCAATTAACCTTTGGTCTACTCGCTTAATAGTTTCGTTAACTTTCTTTTCTATAGCTTCTATTGAAATAGTTTCAGTATTGACTGTAGTGTTTCCACTATCCCTGCTTTCTTCCACCTCATTATCTCGGCTTTCGAGGGCATCTTCTCTTGAAGCAACTGTCTCAGTTCCTCCATTTCCTGATTCACTATCTGTTGTTTCTCCTTCTCCGATAGCTTCATTTACTTCTTCAGAAGCGACTGTAGTTTCTGCTTCAGGTTCAGGAGTATTGCTCTCAGTCTGTTCCACAGCTTCAGGTGTAGACTCTGCGACTGTGCTTTCTTCTCTAGACTCTGTAGTAATTCTTTCTTCGTTTTCTCTTGGTGCAGATTCATTTCCTGTTCCTGCTGTTTCTTCAATGCTTGTTCTTTCTTCAGCTCCTCCTCGAACTTCTTCAAGTGGAGTTTCTCGCTGAGAGATTCTGCTAGAGTTTGAGGTTTCGATGATGGTTTCTTCTGCAAAGAATTCTTGTATGACTTCGCTTGTTGGCGTGTTGTTGAAACTTTCTGTTGTTTCAATTCTTTCTTCAAAGTTTTGGATTTCTGTTGAGAATGTTTCGATGGTCTTGGGTTCTTCATATGCTACCTCCATAGGTATTTCTTTGAACACGTTAACTGTTCCTATATTAATTTCTTGTTTAGCTATCTCTTCAATGTATATCTCTTCAAACATCTGGACAACTGGTTCTTCATATACCTCAAAAGTACATTCTTTTATTGGTATAAACTCTACTGTTTCTATTTGTTGCTGTATAGTTTCATCTATTGTTTCATTTATTTCTGATATAGTGCTTTGTTGTTCAACAGACAAAAGACTATATTCTATAATTAGTGTAGGATTTTTTATATCAGGTGACCAGTGAGAATTAGATTGACTGGTATCTGAAAAATCATATCTTACTTTGATGTCAAAGTTAGATTGATTATTAATTCCTTGAGTGTAAGAGTCTGTATAAGTTACATAGCTACCACAATTATTGCCACCACAAGGTGAGCTAACAACATCTCTTACTTGTGTTGTAACTGTACCATCTGCTCCTGTTATAACCTGTGTCATCTTAACTGTAGATTGATAATTGTTCCAATGCCATATGTCACTACCAAAAGTAGATGTCCAACCACCATTCATTTGAGATTTATTGAGAGTATCACCTAGCGTAATAGTATTTTCTAAGTACTCACCATGAACACCAGCAATAATTGAGCCACCATGACTATGGTCATTAGTTCCTGACCAACCATTAATAGGTGTACTGCCATTAAAATAAGTTTCATTTAAAAGATTGCCTGTTGTTTCAGCAAACAAAGATAAAGGAAATAACAAAGGTATTAAATATCTCATTGTCTTTCAGGCAAGTATATTTCTTGCTCATTGCTCCCATAAACTGTCATTGGTCCTAAAGTAACTGAGTGTGTAGCACAACCAGTTAATATTAAAGATAGTAATATTGCTCTAATCATTCCAAGTCATACTCGGTTTAGTTTGAGTACCCCCTGTTAATTCTTGTTTACGTTTCTCCATCCATCTTGCTTTAGCTTTCTCACCAATTAATCCATCAATAGGACAAGGTGTACCTGCGTTCATCATAGCTTCCCATACATTTTCATCTTGACACATCAAAGATATTGCTGCGACTTTCATGCCTAGTTTAGCTAAGACTGATACAGACTTTCTCCTTTCACAGTTAGGGTCAGTGTAATAACTACCGTATGTACCACTGAATCCGATGACTGTAATTCCAGCAGCCAATGGTATAACACAGGAGTCCTGCCCATACACACTCATAGCAGGGGCTGAGGAGCTGTTTACGGCTGTTTTAGTATTGGTGTTGTTGTTGGTACTGTTCGTAGTGGTTGTATTGCTAGATGAGCCTGATTGATATGTTGTGCTGGATTCGTACCCACCAGTGATTGCTGTGTTAGAACCTGCGTTGTTAGACTGCGTGTTAGTTGTTGCACCTGATGAGGTTACATCGCCTAATGCGTCAGCTATTCCAAGAACTAAAATAGTAAGCAAGAGAATAACCGTACATTCTTTTACCATTTTTTGCATGACCAGTATCTCGCTGTTAATTTAGATTTAGCAGTATCGCACTTGTGTCTTGCTCTAAAAGATTTTCGTCTTGAGGGTATGTTCTTTTTAATAGTCATGTTGGCATCGCCAAACCTAATCAGTTTGATAGTGCTACCTTCTTTAGCTAGGACAGCAAACTTCTTGCCACCTTTCCTTGACCTCTTGGGTTTGTTGTACCCTGAAAATTTTTCACCTGCTCTTTCGATTGCCATAATTATTTCCTTGTTAGTGAGCCACCAAAGTATAGCCCTATAATTGAGAAGATTGTGTGTGATTGTAAGTTAGTTATAAAGACTGTGTTGCCTTGTTCAAAGTATGAAGTCTCATAGGTAGAACCAAATATCCACCAACCACTGTCTGCTTCGGTTACGATTTGATATGCCACATTAACATCCGTAAAGATTGGAGCAACGATTGGTACTACAATAATAGAGAATACACACATCAAAGCAATCCAACGCCTAGTATGTTTAGTGTGGTTATCAGTAACATTACGAGCCTTATCAGTTTGTTTGGCTGCAAAGTTTGCACGTTGCATTAACATCTTCTGTCTTTCTTGTTCAGCTTGTCCTTTCTGTGCCATGATAGACATTACGCCACCTAGTACAGTAGACGCTAACATCGACAGTAATTCCATTGGTATCATTCTTTGCTCCTCAAGTCGTCTAGTGTTTCTTTAAAATCTAATTTTAATTGTTGTACTTCTTCTAAATATTCTTCGTATGATATTACGCCCTTCATTCTGTCGTTGTTAAGTCTTTTTCTTTTTTGGTTAAACTGTGATGATATTCTTGTGGTTTCTGCTGACTTAAATCTTCTTAATCTGTTTACATCTGCTGTATTTATTTTAAATCCTAGAGAGTTTGCAACTGCTTCAATGGTTGTTAGTGGGTCATCTAATGTATTGTACTTAGGAGCATCTCCGTATTCTCTTTCATATGCTCTTGATATTTTTTTAGATGAAAAACTACCAGGAATACCAGGTATGTTTGGTATAAAATCTTTAGCAATTTTACTAAATCTTTCTAAACCTATTTCTGCCCTATTCATGCCAACTTCATTGACTCTATCAGGGTTTAATGTAAATGGGTCTATGCCTACTGCGTTGAGTGCTGCACCATACGCAGGACCACCAGGCTGAAGAAACCTTGGTGCGTATGGAACTTCTCCTGGAGTTGCACCACCTACCATAAAAACATCACCACCTGGCAACATTCTGCTAAAGTTAAAATACTTAGGTTTATCGCCACCTTTAATTCTTATATTGGCTTCAGGCATTGCACCCAATCCAAACATATTTTGTGTGTTGAATTCTTGCATAAATTTTCTTTCTAAATCCATTTCTTCTTTTGATGCACCAGTCAAACCTCTTGATATATCATTGGCTGCAAAACCAAGTGCTGCAATTACAGCTACTTTTTCAGGATGCTTTAAACCTATTTCTGCTAGTCTTGGTATAATTCTGTAAGAGTATGACAAGAAAGGAACTGCTGTGCTTCTTGCTTGGTTTACAAGTTTGGATTTTATATTGTAATCTACAAATTGTTTTATAGATTCTCTTGCTGCTTCGGCTCTTGTGTATTTTAATTTTGTTTCAGGATTAACTTGATTAAGTCTGCTTCTGTATAACGCCACCCTAAATAATCTATCTTCCATTTGATACCAGCCTGTTGCTTTGTCATCTAAATAAAGACCTAGCTTTTTAACTGGATTAAATAATTTTGTTTTGCTTAACAAATTATCCATGGTTTTTACAGCACTAGAAAACCAATCTCCAGTCTGCTCGGCTTCTTTTGTTGAAAACATTTTTGCTAATCTTTCTGCGTCTGCCAGTTTTAATTCTGCTGATATTAGGTCTCGACCAAACACACCACTTTCATACATGTGTTTTAAGTCGTCATCTAAGTTATCCCATTTAATAGTTCCTCTTTCAAAACCAAGTATTTGTTTCCATGTTCCGTCTGTGTGAACTTTACCTAATTCTTTCCATGCACCATTGCCACCGTAATATAACGTATAGTTAGATATGTAATTGTTTGCATGAACGGCAGGGTTGTAAACTGTTTTAGTTTTTTTCCAAAAACTGTTTAATTTAAAATATCCTTCTCCTAAAATTCTTGAGCCATCATTTTCTCTAAGCGATTTAAGAAGTTGCATATCTTTATATTCACTCATTCTTATTAAATTTCCATTTAGTTTTCCATAAGTAGCTATGCTTGTTCCTCCTTCGCCACCGAATGTTGTAATTGCTTTGCCTGTTCCTGTTGGGTCAGGCTCTGTTGCTTTTGGAACATACACAAACTCTTCTTCTATTTTACTACCATCTGCCAATTTTGTTTTTTTAATGTATGGATTAGCAACGGTAGCTGATGTGTATTCTCCTTCTTCTTTCCTTTTGATTTTTAAATATTCTTGATATGCTTTGCCTTGTTCTTTTTCCAATTCTTTTTTTAATTTATTATATCTTCCTAGGTTTATGTATGGCACATCAGGAAGTGGTTGTCCTGGTCTAAAACCTGGGGGTAAAGTTTCATCTGCATACCTAAGTTTGTACATGTTCATTTGTATTTCATCTGTCTTTGCTGTGTTTACAATTACTCTTCCGTTTTCACCTTTGTTGGCAGATATTTTATAACCTTTCTCAGCTAACTTGCTAACTAAAGCATCAGATGAGTTCATTACAAAACCCTTGGCAATGCCTGTGTTATAAAGTTCTGCGTAAAATTTACCAATACCAACGGTTGTTCTTAACTCTAATGCAGTTTTAGCTAAAGACATAGAAACATCCTCTATTTCTTTGAGACCTTGTCTTTCTAATTTAGTGTATTGTGTTACAACTTCATACTTATCAGGATTGTCTTTACTTTTTCTTATAACAACTCCATAGTTAGATGTTTGCTCAAGAGGGTTTAATGCTTTGTTGTATTGTGGGTCAGCAACATCATCAATTCTATTAACAAGATTACCTGCTTCGTCTCTTATTTTTCCATAAGTCTGCATTATTCTGTAATCGTATTTTCTTTCTGCTCTTAATTCAGGAACAATTCCTTTTAATTCTTCTTTGGTAAAAGTGCTTTTGTTTCCTAAATTATATATAGTACCTCTACTATACAAAGAGTTACCTTTAATTTTGTCTAATGTAGATGCAATTTTATTTGCTTTCTTAGGACCTAGTGCTTGTTCAAATATTGCATAATTTCTTTTTAAGTATGAGTTTATGTTTGTTTTAAAATCAGCATCATCAATAATACCTGCTAACCTCATATCTTCACCAATACCTTTCATAATATCAGTTTGTTCGTCATTCATTTTTAACAACTTGTTTGTTTCTTTAGGCAAACCTATTCCTAAAAAATCTTCTATAGCTTCGTTTTTCATTTCTTTGTTTTTAAAAGCTAGTTGTTCTTCTGCTGTAAGTTTTGATATTTCTGATTTAGTCCAAGGTTTTTCAGTAGCAGGGTTTATATCTCCAACGACTCTTGTCTGTCTGTTTATTGCTTCGCCTTTAGATAAAGCTATTAATTCGTCTTTGCCTAAATCACCACTCATTAAGTTGTACAAAATCTTTTTATTATTATCATCAAGTTTTTCTACATCTCTGTTTAAAGAAGAAAGTCTGCTGTAATATGAACCTACTCTTCCGTCTAATTCATCAGCTAATTTTAATATTTCAGGGTGCATCCTATTTTCAGGTGAAACTTTATGTATTGCAGTGTTTACAAATTCCATTCTGTTCAATCTGTTTCCTACATATTTACCTCCTGCTATACCAAGACCTACTAACGCAACATTTCTAATAAAATCTGTTGCTGTTTCTTGGTTATCTTCAGGTATTAAATCCAACATGCTATATGCAGTAAAACCCCCAACCGTCATACCCAATGGTCTCATAGGATTTTGTACCCATTTATTCCAAGTAGGTATTGCTACATTTCTTTTATAAGATTCTATTGCAGTAAGTTTTTCATCGAATGATTTTAGTCTTGCAACTTCTGCGTCTTGTCTTCTTAATGCTTTAGTTCGTGTTTGTTCTATCTGTAAATTTTTGCTTGGCAACTCTTGTAACTCTTGTTGTCTTGTTACAGGAGGTGTGTCAAACCCTGCCCATTTTCTAGCTGCTAATCCCAGCCCACCTGTAATAACACCACCACCAACAGCACCTAATCCAGCTTGTTCTAATCTTGAAAAGCCACTATCTTCATCTACATACGATGCTGCACCTAACCCTGTGCCATACGCAACGCCTTGTTTGACCAAAGATGCAACAGACTTTGCTTTAGCTAATGGAATAACCCAACCAGCAGGGTCAGCAATAACGCCACCCATATAAACAGTAAACGCTTTGCCACCATATTCTTTATTTCTGAATATAGCGTTGAGTTTTTTTTGGTCTATACGCATTTGCTCTTCATCAAAACCAAAGACTTGTTTGACACCTCTATATGTGTCAAGCATCCCCATTGTTCCTGCATAAGCTAATGCTTCTTTTTCATTTTCAATGCCTGGGACATTTGCTGAATCAATACCTATTTGGTTATTTATTACAGCTTCATAGTTAGAACCTGCGTTGATTCTATCGTACAACTGCTCATCGCTAGGATTTATAACTGCTTTGCCTGGCGTTACAGTGTCGTTTATTATATTAAATAATTCTTTGTCTTCTTGTGTTACTGCCATTATGTATTGCGAAGTATACTGTAAGTGTTAAAAGTTTCATCCCAAGTAGGTGCTTCTTCTCCTGCTGCTTTAGCTCGTTTAACTTGTCCTTTATGAAACTCTATGTAATTATCTCCTTGACCAGTGTTCCCTAAAAGATAATCTTGAGTAAACAAATTGTTTTTAAAAAATTCTTGTGTTGGAGGACTAATTCCTTCCTCCATAAAGTCTTGTCTTAATTGTTTTAATGCACCTGTATATTCATCAGGAACATAAAATAATTTACTGTATGCTGTTTGTGCTTTACCAAATTCAGTACTTGCTTTTTCAGCTTTTTTACTTGCTGTAGTTCCTGCTGTTGCTAATGCTTTAACTTGAGTTGCTGCGTCAGTTGATACATCTTTTAAAACTCTACTGGCTTTATCGTATTCATTTTCTCCCATTCGAGTCCTGCCAAGTAAACCAATCCCTGCTCTAAGTAAGGCAGCGTTTTGAATAGCAGCCAACATTTTTGCAGGGTCATTGACCTGCGATGATGGGGCTAATATACCACCTAATCCTTCAGCAAATTCTTTTAGTTTATCTTCTTCAGCCATTCTTATCTCCTGTATCTAGCGTATAAATCTTCATCTTGTATTTTAGCTCCTGCTACTGCTGGGGTAATCCCTGGTGTAATTTTTGGTGTTGAAGTTTTTGAGCCACCACCTTGCACCATCGCTAATATTTTTAATAAATTCATATAGTCCATACCACCTGTTGCTGTGTTCAGGGCTTCTGTTGTTTGTGGTTGTGATGCTGCGTTAAAACCTACTCCCCTTTGTAAAGCTGATAAACTAATATTTCCACCAGGGTCTGTTAATTCAGCTACTCTTAGACTTTCTTGTTGTGTAGGTGAAAAAGATTGCCCTGCAATTTCTATTGCTGTGGTTGGTTCTCTTTCAATATAACCCATACTCATTAAACTAGGAGCATCTGCATGTCCTGCTTGATTTTTATAACGAATAAGGTTGTTATTTTCTGCTATATCAATATCTATTTCATCTTGTAATTTTGTACTTTGTTTAGAATAATTTATTTCTTTAAATGGTTTGCCAGTTAATTTATCTACGCTTCCGTCTGCTATAAAGTATTGACCATTATTTTTATAAACCATTGTGTTAGGACCATATTTTTTTCCTCGCAAAGGGTCTACTGCTGGTGGTCCTGCTGGTCTTTGAAACCTTGGGTCATTTGAATATGCAGTGCCTTTGTTAGCACGGTTTTGTACTTCCATTGCTGCTACGTTTGTAGCAATGTTGTCTTCATATTCTTTTTTCTTTTCCTCATCTGTTTTAAAAAAATCAAATGGGTATACTGAACTAAAATCTCCTAAAATTGTCATAATAATATCTCCTTAATTAATCAAACATACTAGCTAATGCTATTGCTCCTGCTATATACATTCCAGTTGCTGGGTCAGTAAAATATCCAGCACTTGCATTTGCACCTGTACCTGTAAATAAACCTGAGCTTACACCTGCTCCATAAGTTCCAGTTCCTAGTAATGCTGCACCTGCTGCTTTCTGTCCAAAACTAGGCTCTCCACCTTGAGCTGAAGTAAGGCTACCACCTGGTAGTATATTACTTCCTGCAATGTTAGAGTATCTACTTAGTGCTTCGTCAGGGGCTTGTTGTGCAAATTCAAACCTTGCTCTTGCTTCATCAATCGCTTGTTGTTGTCTTGCTTGTTCAGCCGTACCTAACGCACCCAACTGCATAGCTGGTGCTGTAATAGCTTGTTGTGATTGTGGTGCTATACTCAAAGCTTTTAACTGATTAGTTTGTGCGTCTCTATAAGCATCACTATACATCGTTGAAGTTATATCACCTGCTTTTTGCAAGTAATCTCCTATAACCCCTTGTTCTAATATTGCTTGTCGTGTGCCACCTAATTGTCCTGCACCTGTTGCATCTCTTCTTGCTTGTTGTAATAAACCTTGTGCTTGAGAATAAACTGGACGCAATGCTGCTTGAGCAGCTCCTGCTAAGTATGGATTACTGGCTAGATTTTGTGGGGACATTAAGCTGTAGTTTTGAGCTGCTGCTATGTTGTCAGCCAGTGCTTGTTGTGGAACAAGATTGGCTCTGAGTTGTTGTTCAGCAACCTCCATGTCCTCGGTTAACCCTGCATAAGTTTGACCAGGGAAAAACTGTTGTGCTCCTTGGTTATATCTAGCCTGAGCTTGTTGATATATGTCTTCTATATACGGAGCTTGTTGTGGCGAAGGTAACGCCATAGTGGTTTGTGTACCACCTCCACTTCCTTTACCCATAATATTTACCTCTAGTGTTTAACATTTAATTCTTTTCCTAAAACTGTGTAAGTATTTTTATACCCAAACTTATTTAATTTTTTTGCAAAACCTTTTCGACAACATGTCTCTATAGCTTCGCACCCATTTTCTAACGCCCAAGTTTCTAAAGTATTTAACCAATCCTCAACCCACTCATCTAAGTCTTTACCACCTAACGTAACTATACGACAGGTTGTTCTTCTTGGGTATTCAACTATTTCTGTAGTTAATACAGAAACTATTTCTTTATCATCGTTGCTTAGAATCCATAACTGCATTTCTTGATTTTTAATTTTGTGATAAATGTCATGTGTATTTTGTTCTTCTTTACCTCTTGAATTACCCATTGATATATAGGGTTCACAATCGTCCCATACATGAGGTAACAATTCAGGTAAGACTCCTGATATATATATCATCCGAGTTTCACCCAGCTACCAGCAGCGTTTCTAAAGTATACGCCTTCTCCACTGCCTGGGTTAAAGTTTGAACCATCTGCATACACAATGTCTCCTTGTTTAATTCTTGCTGGGGCTACGTTTTTAACCTCTACAAATGTAGTAGGGTTTTCTTGTAATGCTCCTTGTAATTTTGTAAGTTCTTGAAAGATGTATTGTGGTAAATCTTCAGGGTTGCTCGGTACTGGGTTAGGTACATACTTAGGTGCTTCAGACATTATCTACCTCCTAATACTTCATATTCTATATCATATCCGTTTAATTCAAAAGTTGTAGCTGTTGTGTTTTGAAACTTAATAGCTATGTATTTACCTGTGGCTCTAGCATCTACTTTGTTTTGAGAGTTTGGGTTAATGCTTTGTTGTGTTTTATAAGTATAAGTTCCGTTAGGACTCATTGAGCTGCCTACAAATATTTCAGCACTTCCTGTTCCTGCAAACCTTGGTGTAACCTTTCTCACTTGTACTACTGTGTTTGGATTGTTATCAAGGACTAAACCTTTTCTTTCTAACATCATAGTAAAATTTCTTCCTGCAAAATCAAAACCTTGGTCTGCTCTGTATAATCTAGTATCGCTTGTACCTGCCATTAACATGCTGGTCTCTGTAGGATTGTAGGCTCTTTCTCCCCATGATTCAGTTGTGCTGTAAGCGTCCCAGCTTTGTGATTGACCTGACCATAAAATGCTAGTGCTTCCGTCTGAGGTAGGACTAACTACTCCAAGCCCTATCCCAAGTATTCCTGGTAAATCTCTGAAGCTGAACGCAGAAGTATTATAGTTATAAATCAATGCTTTATTGCAGAATGTTGAACCGACTGTTGGGTATGAAACCCATATCTCTCCCTTCTGTATGTTGTGAGCTACAAAAGTATTGGCATAATTTGTGCTGTCTATTTCATCAAACAATGTTCTTTTGATTACATCACTGGCTATAGATTTTTTAGACACGCCATCGTGTACAATAATATCTCCATTGGTTACCACAAAATGTCTTCCGTTAAATTCACAAGCACAGTTCTTAGATAAAATACCTGTGTCATCAAATAATTTTTGGAAACTAAAAACTAAGTTACCTCCAATATAATTCATTATCCATGTAGTCTTTTCTTTATATATAACAAAAGATTGTTTGAGTGCAAATCCATCTACAATAAAATCTCCATTGTCTCCGATAGTTGTAGCACCTGCGTCATTTGTAGCACCTGCTGTCCATGTGCTAGGCAATGCGTTATTTTCTGCTGCGTCTCCCCATCTAACTTTGTTTGGAAAATTTACGGATGACTCTGTCAAGTTCAAAGATATTAAATAATTACCATAAGGTCTTATTGCTTTACATACTGTGTTCGCTGCCCAATTAGTTAAATCACTAAAGTTATTCGAGCCTGTGTTAGCCAAACATTGGGGGTCATCTACTCCGTTATTGAAAATAGGTAGACCGTTAAATATTGATACATCCCAATTACCTTGGGCTGTTAAGTTTGTAGAGTAATCTCCACCTGATGTTCTTGTAAAGTTGGTATGTGTTGAGCCATCTGTTCTGTATATCTTTGCAGTTCCTGCATAAAACCAATAATTGTTTTGCCCTGTTGCCCAGTTTAATACTTGATAAGGAGCAACTGTAGGATTAGCTACTGGAAAAGGATTGTCATGCCCTGATATTTTTTTAGCTGCACCGTCTTCAAATCTTGCATTTTCTGTGTGAGAAAAAAACTCAGGAGGTAAGGTTGTAGGGTTTGAATCTTTAACCATTCCTTTAGGAGTATTTGATTGAAATATAGGCATTACGCAGTTCTTCTCCACATATATGCAACGATGTATGGTTGAACAATAGTATGTGCTGAACCACTACCTGTAGCTGCTGTAGTAAAAGTTTCACCACTAGATGTGCTGTCAGGAAATAAAGCGTGGTCATTAGAACTTCCACCATTTTCTGATGAAGGAATACTTACTGTATGTGTATGTGATGGTAATTCAGCAGTTGTTAAAGTATGTGTTTTAGAACCACCAGTTTCTTGTAACGCATCAAAATCACTATCACCTGCATCATACCCTACAATTACCTTACCTGTTCCAAAAGATACCCATGTTCCAAATCCTAATAAAGTTCCAGGATTAGTTGTAACGGCAGCATTAATATAAATAGAACCTACAGGATATACAGCTTGTAAAGTCGTTGCTGTGTTAGAGCCTATAGTTAAAGTACCTGATATAGTTAAGTTTCTAATACCTGTTGAATCTTTACTAGCATCGACTGTTACTGCTTTTGATGCTTGTGCTGTGCCGAGTGTTGTAATGTCTACATAGTTCAACTCAGTAGTGTTTGCTGTAACGCCATCTAATAAATTTAATTCTGTGTGTGTTGAAGTAACTGCTCCAGTAATACTTGGAAAGGTTGCTTTAACTGTAGATTTTACTAGTCTTATATGGTCATCACCCTCGTTAACTGGGTCTCCAGCTACTGGGTTTGAGCTATTTAAGTCTGATATATATGTTCCTGTTTCTAATCCCATTTAATTTTCTCCTATATAGCTAATGCTATTGTTC